CTGAATCGTTTAAAGGGCTTTCGTTCAGCATCCGTAGGGTAGCGTCCATACATCCCCTTGTACAGTTCCCTGTGCATGTCTCTGCCATTGTTAATGTCCTCAATAAGTTGCTTATCGTTGGCTAGGTATGCTAGTGCAACCATTTCCAATTGGCTATAGTCAAGTTCAAGTATTGCACCCTCATCACCATACCTACTAATGTAGGCACGCTTAACATCGCCTACATCTGTCTGGTTTTGTAGGTTAGGGTTTGTTGAAGATAGTCGTCCTGTTTTAGTAGCACAATGATTTAGATTTGGATAGATGAATCCATCTGGAAATCGTAGATCAATTAGTCCTTGATAGTAAGTGTCCTTAATCTTACTTACTTCACGTATTACTAGTAACTGTGATGCTATCTCACTACCCTTCTCTGCAAGTTGTTTAAGTACGGCATCATCTGTAGAATAATATCCACTCTTACCTACCTCACCTATTGGTGGATACACACCCTTCACTTCCCTTACCTTCTCAACCTTTTTATATTTTGTACGACCATTTTTATAAAATCCTACAATTTCATCTTCAATATATTTCTCCTTACCACCAAAGAAGAATAGAGATAGTTGCTTTGGACTAGCAGTGTCTAATGTAGGTGCATAGAAAGAAACAATGGACTTGGCTATTTCTAGTTTAGTTTCGTAGTGCTTGCGTTGCTCTAACACATAGTCCCAATCAACACGCATGCCGTTCCTATTCATCTCAATGGTAGATCGCAGTGCATCCATCTGAGTTGAGATGAGTGGAAGTATTTCTAATTCATCTGCTTCCTTCCATTGCTGTTTAAAAATATCTTCTGTGTTAGCTACGTCATTGAACAAATACTCTCGCAGTTCACGCTCAGGGATTTCATCTGTGTCCATACCAGACTTCCAGTATGCCTTAATCTTATCATCTTTAAGTGAGTGTTCACCAACATACTCAGCGGTTAGTTCATCTAAACTGGCGTATAGATGGCGTTGACCAGACAATAGGTAGGCTGCTAGTTGTGTATCCCAAATACGTGGCAAAGCATTATTAGTATCACGATAGATGTATAGTAAATCAAACTTAACATTATGTCCGATAACTAAACTAGCTTCATCACATGCTTTACGTATTGTAGATAAATCTACTCCTTCTTTATTATATTCAATTAATATACCATCGTCTGATCCTACACCAGTAGCAATAACTTTATTGCCACGCCACATAGCATTACCACTATTATTCCCTACCGGACAACGTATAGTAGTTTCAAGATCAATTACAATGTTCATTTTGTTTTCCATTTACTTACATATCTAGCCTTAGATGGTTCTATCTCCACTTCAAAGCACCCATGACGGTGTGCTTCAAGAGTATGAACCCCACCAAATAATTTATTCTTAGGTACGTGAATAAATCTTTGTAAGTCCATTCCCGGTTCGTTACTCTTTCCGATTGTGATGATGGCATCTGCTTCTCCAATCTTGTCTGTTTTACTGCCACGAAGTTGATTCATATGAATCCATTTCTCTCCCTCGCCAGTACCATCCACTTGAGATATGGCAATCACTGGACAATATTCCTTAGCCAAATCCCTAGCCCATTCGTATAGTTTGCCAATACGCAAGTCATCCCTTGCTTCATTCTCAAATCCATGCACCTTATCTAGTTGGTCGAATATGATTAGTCCCGGTTTAAATTCCTTGAATAGAGTTGATATTTTGTTTACACTTTTAATGCCGCTATCATCGTCAAGAATTAAAAATCTACTCCCTCCATTACTAGTAAACTCATCTGCATACTTTGTTGCTGATGATAATAACTCACCGCTAGTTACTTGATGGTATGCTTGTATCACACGCATCATCACCTTGTTACTGGCTTCCTCATTGTTAATCCAAATTACATGCTCATCCTCTTTTAGTTGGCTCATCATGTAGGATGCTTCACTGGCAGTGAATGTTGTCTTCCCTGTTTCTGGTCTAGCCGCAACAATGATGAAGTCACCCTTACGTAATGGGCCTAGTGAAACATTCAGTTCATGCAACCTCCAATTAATACCTCCGCTTGCTACTACAGTTGATAGATAGTCTAATGATGGTTTAACAAACACATCATCTCGTTCTATGGATGCACCTATTTCCTTTTTATATGTGGATAAAAGTTCCTCAATTGAAAGTAAATCCCCTCCCTTTCCAAGTCCAATGCTTAATGATATGTCATAAATTTTAGTTGCATAATCTGTCTCTATTAGTTTGGCAAGTATATCCTTAACGATTGGTCTATCTGGTGAAGATAAAGCCTTATCTAAATTGTCGAATGCCATCTCATATTTGGATGGGTCTTTTATCTTCTTCCCCTTAACGATAAAAAAGAATGTACGAAACTCAGCGTAATCAATTTCATTTCTGGTAGTATAGTTATCCCAATACTGACCAAGCACATCATAGATTTCAGATGTGACTGAAGATACGTTGTGTTTCTTTACATGATCTTTGAATCGCAAGTAGTTATCTTTGTTACTAGTAACAACTAGTAAGTCAATATCGTATGACATTAAAACTCCATTGCTGATAATTTTTCAATTGAAAATTCTTTCGGTTGTGCGCTGACAATTGCCGTTGTATTTGTGCATACGGGAGAAATTTCTTTTGTTAGTCTTAGCATACTTGAGTGACCAGCCTCATCATCGTCTAGCCACAATACTACCTTATCATATTGAGCGCAGATTCTAAAGGCATCAGGGGACATTTTTGTACCTAGTAAGCATAAGGTAGAAAACCCTGCTTTATGTAGTTTATAACTACTTAATAAATCTTCAGTTACTAGTAAGCAACTATAATATCTATCTTGTGGTAAGTAACTATGTTTAGAAGTTGTATAAGAAATGTATTTTAAACCTTCTTTGAATGCTCGTATCTGGTAGCCAACTATAGTGTAGCAATCGTCCCATACAGGCAGTACAATTCCCGAAAGGGGATGTGTTATATAACATATTCCATACTCATCTGTCAATACATCATCAATTTCGTAGCGAGAAAGCCACAGTTGGGCTTCCACTGGCATATCATCTACTTTGTGGATTTTATTTTTTAAATCTATATAATCTATGATGTTTCGCTTGGACAAATCATCCACTGTAGCAGATAGGTCTAGAATTCTTTTAGTAGTTTCTTTTGGTCTATAATACCCGCTATCACCGCAATTGTGGCAGTGCCATAGGTAGGCCCCATCCACATTCTTAACATACAATCTGTTCCTAGTGTCTTCCCCCGCAGGACAGGTGATGTGATTGTATTTTACTTGCGTCCCTTCAATTATGTTTTCGTAGTCATTGCAATTGTCAATCAATACTTCCTTCGCCTTCTTCCCATAAAATGTCGTCATCATATTCCTCATCAAATATTAAGTCTTCAAAGATGCCGAAATCATCATCACTAATGTTATTAATAACATCTTCAATATCAATGTCGTCTTCATCAATCATCATTCTTTATCCCATAAACTGTTTTCTTCTAACCACTCTTGACAGATTTTGATGTAGTCATTTCGTTGCAAGACAATCTTCTCGTGTGAAAGTTCTACATAGTCATTGGCAATATATTCAATCAGTTGCTCGGCAGTTAGTTGTTTGGTGTATTCACTCATTATTTAATTCCAAGAATTGCTTCGGTTACAGTGATGACAACAAACATACAAACGCCAACAACCAATGCCAATAATACTTGATCCATAATTAACTCCAAAATGCTTCAATAGAAATAACTATCACCAATAACACAATTCCGGGTGAGATATATTTCCAAAAGGAAGGATCAACAATCCAAGATAACCTTTGTTTAATACTCATTCTTCAACTCCGAAATGTTTTAAAATCTTCTCAGCAAAATATTCCCTGCGATAGCGATCTGAACTACTAATAATGTGAGTAGCACATTCCTTCACAATCAACTCAGCAAATTTTTCAGCGAAGCAATCAGGAATATACATCTTGGCCAATTCATCATCCAGTGCTTCATTTCCAGTGACAATATCAATAGCCGATACAGCCTGTTCAACAATTTTTCTTAGTTGATTGTTCATTCTTTGATTCCAAATTCTTCCATAATTGCCGTTTTGATACTTTCTGCCTTGACCCACATTCCCATATCATACTCGTCATGCTCATCATCATTGGATTCGTGTTCACAAAATTTAACACATTCCCGAACAATCAACTCGGCGAACTTTTGGTCTAAGAGTTTTCTGTATTCTTCTATGCCAATACCATTATCAACGCTATCAACATAGTCCGTGGCCTGCTGTTTAAGTTCTTTAATTCGTTTGTTCATTCTTCAACTCCAAAATGTTTCTTTAATCCTACAGCAATAGCAATGGCCAAATCTGGTGTGATACCGCTTGGTGTATTATAACGACCAATAGACATAGATTGTTCAGCACATTCCCTCACAATCAACTCGGCGAACTTGTCTAAAAAGTTAACCTGAGTTTCCCAAGAGTTATTTTGTCCACTGGGGTGAGCGGCTGTAGATTCAGCAGCCTTGATCCAAAGTTCTTTAATTCGTTCGTTCATCTGGATCTTTCTCATAACAAGTTAAACATACAGCATCATACTTTGGGCCACCCATGGGAGCAATAACACCACGACAATACTTACAAAGAATAAATGCCGCTGTAGTAATAAAGCCTTGTTGAGATTTATCATACAAAGGATAGAATCCTTCTTCACGCTCTGTATAACCAATCAGTTTTCGTTCGTTCATTTTATGTTATGTGTAATTTCAAAGTCCAACACCATTTGCTTCAATCGTGTGTATTCTCGAGCAGTAACTTCTTCTTGCACCAATGCAGCACCATGTTTATGAATTCGTTCCATTGCCTCAGCACGGATTGATTGTTCGTGTCGGTTCCAAGTGTTGCCCTTCAAATAAGTAACCACTGCAAAATCATTTAACATTTGTTCGATATTCATCATTTTCTCCTATTAACTTCCACCACCACCAAAACAGTGTTCACCCAAATAATTGTAAACACTCTGACGACCTGCCTCACCAGAATTGAATACATCAATGGGATGCCTCAAACCAAAATAATGATTAGGTCCATCCCACCACTTATCAACCAATTCCTGCCGGCCAAGTAAACCCATCAACATGGCATTACACTCAGTCTTCATTTCATTGTATTGAATTTGATTTTCAATTTCTCTTTTACGCCACATATTAACTCCAAGTACGGTGTCTTTCAGCAATGTGTTCCATGCCATCATATTCTTCAATGTACCATTCCACATCATCTGGAATTTCCACAACTTTCAAACTTGAATAGGTACTATCAACACCACCACCTTCTACCATTTCAACCAACACTGGACAATCCCTAGGAATGTCATAGTAGTAGAAATTAGGATCGGTGATACCTTTACGGTCTTTATATTCATTCAATGCAGCATCGGTCAAACCGAAACCACCATAACAATCATTAATTACAATTCTCATTCTTTAACTCCGAAATGTTCTTTAAGGTCATCACCGTCTGCCCAAGAAACAACTTCATGGCTATATTCAGTCATTTCGAGTTTAGAATCAATAAAGTTAGCACATTCCTTGACAATCAACTCGGCGAACTTTTCTTTGTCAAAATAAGGTTCAAATGCAGAAGTCTTTGGATCTCCTTTACATTCATTCACAAGTTCTTTAATTCGTTCGTTCATTGTTTACCTCATCATCAAAAAACCTAAATAAAAATGCCTGTCACGGTACTGGACATACCCACAGGCTCTAATGTCATAATTTTAGAAGGAGACACCAGCATGGATATATATCAGTCACAAGAAAAATGGGACAATTTCAATCAAAAAATATCTGATTTTTTCGGAATAGAATATATTCCTTCAACATATCAGAAAATTGAAATAACATCCACCACATCACTTGAACCTTGGAACAAAGGTAAAGTAATGGATGAAACATACAAAGAATCCCACAAACATCATAAATTTACTCCCGAACAATACAAAAAAGTCATTGATAATTTGAATAAAAATCGTCATAATCTTTATACAACTGAAAGAAACAAAAAAATATCTGAATCATTAAGTGGTAAACCTTTAAGTGATGAAAGAAAATCAAACATATCAAAATCAAAAACTGGTACAAAACACAATCAAGAAACAAAGAACAAAATTTCTACCTCAATGAGGGGTAAAAAGCGTGGACCTTATAAAAAGGCCCACATTACCTGATTAACCAACAATAGCATACTCAGCCAAATCAGACCAGTTTTTACCTGCACTTTGGCGAATCTTGGTAACTTGTATCAAGGTTCTTAAAGATAATTCTTTAACACTATCCTGCAGGCGTTCAATCAAATCCATGGCATCGGACTTAACAGTCTTGTCAAACTCAGGCATAAACTCACCAGTAGACAACAGGTGGCGCATACGCTCAACCTTTTGCTTTGTGGTCATGGACAAATCAACTGCCAATG